GAGTTGTAAGGCATGGAAATAACGGAGGCAGACCATGGCAGGAATCAAGACCCGCAAGGGTCAACCACAGACACACCAACGCTACTACGCTCGGGGACAGGAGTGGAGGCCCACCAGGGTGATCACTCGCAAGAGATTCGGCAACGGCCACAGGGAGTTCATGGCCGCACAGAGCACCAGCACCGGGGAACTGTACAAGAACAGCCACGGACTGACCGCTCCATGGCACTCTATACCATTCACAGCCATCCCAGACAGCAACCAAGACTAGTCAACGACTGGATGAATCCCTTGGACATACCCGGGGAGCAATTCTTAAATACCATAAAGGAGCAATATGACAAGATCAAAAAAAGTTTCAGCACCTAGGGGCTACCACTGGATGAAGAAAGGCTCATCATACAGCCTAATGAAAGGCACATACCGACCACACCGAGGTGCCGTCAAGAAAGCCAAGTTCAAGACAGTGAAAACACACCGAGGATACTAGTGTTGACACCCATAGATCCCAACAAGATCAAGAGGTGCGTCATAATCGGCAACGGATTGAGCCGCAAACTGATGCCGCTGGACCAGATACCATGGCCCACCTTTGGTTGTAACCAGATATACCGTGAATTCCAACCTGACTACCTGCTGGCACAGGATCGCAATGTGCTGATAGGGATGCGTAAGGATGGTGTCACAGAACCGGTTTGGGTCCCACACCACAGTTACAGACGTTTCAGCACGGACACACAGACGCAAATACACGACATGAGGGAGATCAGATTCCCACACGTGAGGATGAACAGTTGGCTCACAGGGGAACAGGCCATAGTGTTGGCCGCACAACTGGGTTTCACACGCATGGATCTCATAGGATTTGACGGTGGACCAGAGAGCATGTACCGTGAACCACAGGGCACCGAACAACCATCCATCACTAGATACCTCGACACATTTAAAAAAATACTAGAATACTATCCCAAGATACGAATAAATATCAGCGTGGACAACCGCAAGGCCCACTGACATCAGATAATTTCTGGTTATTTGGTAGAGATATGATTCTACAAGCAAAGAACGTTCCTTGCTAGTACGGACAATCGCGAGACCCGGAACACAAAAACACAATTCGTAGCGTTGAACAAAAACAATAACAACTAACAGGAGAAAGCAAATGGCTTTATCAAACGCAGGAACATCAGTATCGAATTCATTCGTTACTATGTTTTCAGATGATGTAAAACAAGCATACCAACAGTCATCATCTAACTTGGTTGGTGCCGTTAGGGTTGTGAGAAACGTTGTAGGTTCAACTTACAAGTTCCACAAACTATCTAAAGGTGGATCAATCAAAAACAAAAACAGATACGAAGATATCACAGCAATGTCTGATACTTCAAAATCTAACAGTGGAACATACGTAGGTGGAACAGCACAGAACTCAATCGTGACTACTACACTTAACAACTTCCACTCTGGTGAGTACGTGGATGACATGGATCAATTCAAGACTAATATTGATTTAAGATCTACTTTCGCATCAGCAATCGCTTCTGCCCTAGGCAGAGCAGTTGACCAAGAGATCATCGACGCTCTTGACGCAGGTAGTCCAACTACAACTGTGTCAGCGAGTTCAGGATTAACTAAAGAGAAATTTTTAGAGATCCACGAAGCGATGAACGCTCTTGACGTACCAACTGAAGGTAGAGCAGTGATCATCTCTCCACAAGCGTTAACTGACCTATTAACGGACAGCAACCTTGTGACAGCGGCTGACGGCCTTGTGTCAAACACGGCTTTAGCATCTGGATACATTCCAAATGTGTTCGGTTTTAACGTGATCATGTCAACTCTTTTAACTAAAAATTCAGTTCAAAGAGATTGTTACGCGATACACAGAGACAGTGTAGGTTTAGCACTAGCGGCCGACATCAACACTAGGATCGACTACGTTCCTGCCAAAGCATCGCACCTAATTTTAGGTACTATGTCAGGTGGATCAACTGTGATCGACGCAGACGGTGTTGTAAAAGTGGAGGTTACAGAGTAATATCTGTTACCCCTCAAAGGCACACACACGGCAGGCCCTTCGGGGCCTGTCTTCTTTTATATCCACTAAATAACATTAAAGGATCCAACACAAATGGCTGAAACGCAAGTATCAATATCAAATCAATCACTGACCAAATGTGGTGCTGGCACCATATCAAGTTTTACGGATGGCACCAACGAGGCCAACGTCTGTTCAACCATGTACCAAACAGTCAAGAAAGGACTGTTGTACTACACGTTCTGGAACTTCGGCATGGAAAAGGCCGCACTGAACAGATTGAATGAAACACCAACTGACAAGAAATACCTATACGCACACAGCCTACCAGGTGACATCATCAGGATTAAGGGTTTCTTTGACACGGAGGGACTGTACCAGGAAGACTACAGCGTGGAGGGACAGAAAGTGTTCTCCAATCAACAAACCCTTTTCATAGAATACGTACAGAACATGGACGAGGACAACATGCCCCCGTTCTTCATAGAAGCACTGGTTGCCAAACTGGCACTGGAGATCAACGAGGCCATCACGGGAATAGGATCACTGACCACTAGGCTGGCCAATGACTACGAATCAAAACTGCGAGCGGCCAGGATAGCGGACGGTCAGGAGAACCCACCAACCAACATCATACCAGTGGGTAGATACGTTGAAGCACATCTAGGTAATGCTAGTGTCACCACAGGAAGATTGAGACACAGCAGGACTTAATGGATGACGATAAGACGTGTAACGCAGACAAACTTCACACAGGGACAGGTAGGACCATACCTATTTGGTAGGGGTGACACACCAATCTACAGGGCAGGACTAGAGACCTGCGAGAACTGGCTGATACTGCCGCAGGGTGGATTACAGAAACGCAAGGGTTTCCAGTTCATTTCAGCGGATCCAGACAACACCACCACACCAGATGGTAGCACACCACTGACCACCACAGGCTTCCACGCACAGTCAAGACTGATACCTTTCAAGTTCTCTGACGGGCAGGAGTACGTGATGATATTTGAACCAGCGGATTCTGGACTGGGAACCACTGCCAAGATACACATCTACTACAACGACAGCAGGATCAAGGTGCTGACCAACGGGGTGGATGGCAACGTTTTCCCAATCACTACCAGCAACATCTCACTGATCAGATACGCACAGGCCTTTGACTACATGATCCTGGTACACCCAGACATCAGGCCCATGGAACTGATCAGGGGTGCCACCAACACGGACTGGACCTGTACCTACATAGATTTTGATCACGTGCCACAGGCCAACTTCAACTTCGATGCCACCCTGACACCAGCGTCAACAACAGGCAACAACGTGAACTTCACACTGGCCGGAGGCACATACCGTTGGGTGGATGCCGCTTATCCAGACGGGCACAGGGGAATGAAATTATTGATCAATGGTGGAATGGCCGAAGTGAAAACAATTACATCACCAACCGTGGCAGTGTGCGAAGTGATCTACGATCTAGTGGACACGGAGACCGCGGAGGGACACGAATGGGAGATAGATGCTTTCTCAAACCTTTCAACATCATTGGGTGGAGGCTGGCCTAGGTCAGTGACGTTCCACCAGAACAGATTGATATTTGGTGGTAGCAGGGACAAACCACAGACTATATTTGGATCACAGTCAGCGGACTTCTTCAACTTCGACAACTACACCAGGGTCGTGGATGGATCAGGCAACGTCACTGGAGAGATCACGGATGACGCGGGCATCCAGTTCACCATAGCGTCAGACCAACTCAACATAATCAGGCACTTGGTGTCACAGCAATCACTGTTCGTTTACACATCGGATGGAGAGTTTGACATGTCAGGTGAGCCTGTCACACCTTCCAACGTGCTTGTGAGACAACAGACCAGGTACGGTGTGGATGGCAACATCATGACACCCGTGGTGGTTGACAACGAGGTGCTGTTCGTGGCCAAGGGTGGTAAGCAGTTACGTGCTTTCGTTTACAACTTCAACACTGACGCGTACTCGGCCAAGAACTACTCACTGGTACACCATGACATCTTACAGGATGCCACCAAACTGGCCTACCTGACCAACTACAACAACACCAACACCAACTACGTTTTCGTCATCAACGGTGACGGTGATCTTTGTGTGCTGGGTGTCAACACAGAATTCTCGGTTGTGGGATGGATGAAATGGAACACAAATGGTAATTTCAAGGACCTGACCATAGTAGATGACAACCTATACGCACTCACACAGAGATACGACAACGACGGATCAACACTGAACACTGGAGTTTTCCTAGAAAAACTGACCACGGAAGAGATATACCTAGACAGTTTCCACAGCACGGAAGCAAGTGGACAGAGTTTCACGGGGGCACAGGGACTGGAAGGACAGACGGTGAACGTGGTAGCGGACGGACTGATACACCCAGACGTCACTGTTGATGCGGCTGGTAATTTTACTTTGACACGTACCAGCAGTAGCACACAGGTGGGATTCAACTACACAGCCACTGGCAAGACACTGCCACTGACACTGAACATAGGTGGCACCACCAGTCTAGGGGAGAAAGTCAGGAAGGTTTTCGCTGAACTACAATTTTACGACACAAAAGCATTCAAGGTGGACAGCATCACCGTGCCTTTCAGGAACTTTGGTAGCACACTGCTCAACCAGGGCATCACAGGTTACACGGGACAGAAACGTGTGAGGTTAAGCGGATACACGACAACACCACAGGTCACGTTCACGAATGACGCACCACTGCCGTCAACCCTTTTAAGTATCACTAGTGAAGTCAAATTATCAACAGGAAGACTACAAGAAGAAGGTTAGGCAACCAGTCAGACACGATCTAAACTTTGAACACTACGAATACGTTATCAACAACTGTAGGAAGGTGGATGAATACGAGATCATGCTGATGGGCTACACCAAACCAAGACTTATCCGCAAGTTCGATGACCTCGAGGGGGGTGTCACGGGCACTTACCATGGAACACCTTTCCTGGCCGCGGGCACACACGTGCTGGCCAAGGAGTGTTGGTACTGGTTCATAGGCACACCGCTGGCCAATGATTTCTTCGTCAGGATATCAAAGGAGGCAGAGAGATTGATACGCGACAGCATGGAAAAACACCCAGACAAACGACATCTAGTACAGGTCTGGTCCAAGCACACACAGAGTGTGGCATGGCTAAATATGTTAAAATTTAAAAGGATTTCCAGTTACTACCAAGGTAGCGAGGAGATTTTCATAGTAGAGAGGAAAAGAAATTAACCTTATGTGTGCTCCAAAGAATGATCTAGCAAAATTAGCCATAATCGGTGCCGCGGCATATGCCACTGGTGGTATATCACTGGGATCCACAGCGGCAACCACTGCCAGGGAAGCGGCCATCATAGCCAATTCTGGTGCTACAGCCACAGCATCAACAACATCAGTTTTAACCACTTTATTGAACACTGCCAGGACTGCGTTGCCCATCATAGGTGCGGCTGGTAATGTGTACAGTGGTTACCTACAATCACAGATCTTGAAACAACAGGCAGGGGCAATTGGATACGAGATAGCGGCAGAAACAGATGCTTTTGCTATGAGGAAAGCAATCAAACGTAGGGAAATGATCAAAGCCATAGGCAAGCAAAATGCTTTGTATGGCATCACAGGAACCACGCTAGAAGGATCACCAGCGGATGTGTTATCTTTGACAGCGGCAAACT